TGTTTTAAGGTCATTTAACACCTGTTTTGTGCCTCTGTTTATGATGTTTTCTATAAGCTTAGGCTTCCTGACTGACAACACATCGAGCGAGTGCCGCGACCACTTTTTTCTGATATCAGCGACCTCGTTTTGCGCTTCCATATTTTCTCTCTGTAGTCGTTCAACTTGAGCGATCATAAGATTATGGTTTTCAATGGTTTGTTTCAGGTTGTTGTTTTGTTCTTCAATAGTGCCTTCGAGCGTTTTTTGGTTCTGAATGGATTGTTCTAACCTTATTTGGAACGAATCCAATTCAGCCTGAGATTTGTCATAGTATAGTTTGAAAGCCCCTGCCAAAAAGACTAGAGCTATGCCCAAACCAATACTTAATTTAAACCCCATGTTTACACCAAAAAATTTATATTGTTAGCAGCTCTTGTTTGCTGCATCTCCACTTTACCATTTTTTGCAATGTACAGGGTAGTGTTGAGCTGTTCGACTCTTTGTCTGCGCTCTTCAACTTGCAGGTCGTCCATGAGCCTCTGATACTTCTGCTCGGCTACTTGTCGCCATGCAATTTGATTTACGGGCGTTGCTGCTCCTATATCCATATTAAAGCCCCTTACCAAATAATTTGATTACTAAAGTAACTGTTACTACCGCAACAGCTATCGCAAGAATAATTAAAATGCCGTACTGAGAAACATCCTTGAGCATCTGTTTTCGACGTTTTTGTTTTTCTATTGCTTCTCGGACACTCTGTTTGTGTCTTTGTTTTTGAGCCTCTAGTTCCTCAAAATACGCATCGATGACGCGAGCCGCATCACTGTTCATATTGCTGAGTAATCGCAAATTCTCATGGTACCTGTCGAGTCGCGCTTTTTGGGCAGCGAGTCTCATGGCCGATTCACCATCAAGGGGAGCGGTTAGTGAGTTGCGCCTTTCAATCTCGTACTTATCAATGCCAGAAGAGATCGCCCCAAGCTGACCCAACAACGTCTGGACGTTTTTTGTCCCATTCTCAACTTGCTCGAACAGGCCCGATATAGCCGAAACCGCCGAAGTAATTGCAACAATCGATTCAAATATCACGGGAAGACCTTACGGTTTTCGAGACATGTAGGCGGTAGCGCCGAAGTACAACCCTATAATCGAAGCTTGTGAAAGGAAGAGCATGTCGGAGAGAGCAGAAAGAGTGCTAAGCCTTTCTTCTGGGACAAAAGGAAACAAAGGCAGCAAGGAGTACAAAACCATAGAAGACATAGCAACCCAAGCTATTCTGCGCTGACTATCTTGCTTCTCTTCGCGCAGATCCAACTCAATCATCTGAGTTGCGCGAGAGAGTTCCTCGTCGTCCACAACTCCATCCGCGTCTAAATCGTATTTTGCCCAAATTGAATTCTCTTGTAATTTCTTAGGCATTTTTTTTCAGCCGTTGTTGACGATAGAACGCCATATATTCATCCCATCGCACAAATTGTTTTTTTTCGTGTAGGTAAAATAAACCTTCATAAATGCTCATGGTCAATCCCAAAACTTTTGATTAGCCCCAGCCATCACTGGTTTACAGTATGCAGTAATATTGTGTTGCTTGATACCACCTCTACAACGAGAGTCTCTACAATTGTGTTCGATCCAGTAAGCAAACTGCTGGCAACGGTGGATGTCTCGAAACAACATTTGCTCTGAGCCTTGCGCCACATTGCCTTCTATAACCGTAATCAACATGAAAGCTAAGATTGCGCCCTGCATAATGGGTCATAGAAACTTGGATGCTACAATTGTCACAATCATAAAGGGATAGACTCCCCAAAGTAACATTTCTAGCTTTTTGAATTTTTCAGAACCTTCCTCAAGCCGTTTCTCAATGTACTCGTACCGCAAAGCACATTCTCGTTCATGCGCCTTGAGTTCTGTACGCCTGATGTACATCTCCTCAAGCGAGTCAGACATTAGTCAGACCTTTTGACAAACCGAATGGGGTTAGTCGTGCTGCCTTCTTTCGCTTTGCCAATATTCAAAGCAACCGTCTCAATCACTGGGTAAATATATTTACCCATGAATTCGTTGTCTTTTGGCGTGGGAGTAACAGCGCAAATTGCGCTACTTATTGTTACAAAAAGGCTAACATATATCAGTAAGTCTGCAATTAAATCCATAATTGATCCGCTATTGAATGTTTGTTTTATCTTCTTCCCAAGGTTTACCCTCAGAAGTAGAAACTGCCTCAATATTTTGTTTCGAGGCTGCTTCTTCGAGCGCAGCGTTTACTTTGGAACTGTAGTCCTTCAACAAAACCTGTGCTTCATTCAACTGCTCTTGAAGATTTGGTATCAAGTTTTGTAACGAACTCAACCTTTGCATATTTCTTTGAGTCTGAAAACTCAACTGAGACATAGGGATTTTTTTATCGTTAAAGATAACGGTGGCTTCTTCGTTCTCTTCTGTCATTACCAAGGCACTCCATTTGCTTGTGTTGCGTTCTTGTCAATCTGACCTTGAACTTTTTCGGTTCGTTCTGCTTCAGCCCTAGCCTTGTACTCGGCAGCGGTTTCACCTTCAGGTCCACCTGTTTCTGGCCCCTTGTTGGCATCATAAATCCATCCCAGCACATCGCTTTCTTTTAAATCTTTATAAGCTATGAACCCACTGCCTGACGCATCATAAGTGAATTTTTGTTCACCGCCCTCTTTAGCGTATTCACCGCCCGAATCGTTTTCTGCTAGAAGCGTCCAACGCGCAACAATCACGCCGCCATCTGCGTCTACGCGCGTCATGTCATTCACTGACCATGTTGTTTTTATTGCCACATTAGTCTCCTTTGAGTTTGGCTACTTCAGCTTCTAAATTTTCTATTTTTTCCATCGCCTCTTGTAAGGCTTTGGTGAGTATTGGCGTGAGCTTTCCGTAATCTACTGACCAAGGGTCTTGACTTACATCATCCCCTCCCTCATGAACAGCTTCGGGCCAATGCTCGTTCAACTCTTGAGCTATAAAACCAACATCAGATTTCCCTGATCGCTTCCATTTATAATCTCTTACTTTAATAGCTTTTAGTGCATCCCATTCAGACGCTGTATGGTCTTGTATATCTTCTTTTAATCTTTCATCCGAAGTTGTGTTATATGCAACACTACCACCACCACTACATTCTATTGTTCCCTGCGTAGCTGAGCTATCTCTAAACTGGACCATTCTTGCGTTAGAAAAACTATCGTCGTCAGTAAAAGATAATTCAAGAATACAAGAACCACCTTCAACAGATCCGTCTTCATCTATAATCATAGCTATTGGCTGAGAACTGCCTCCTGAACCGCCAGAAACTATAAAAGTTTGAGCGGTATTTCCGTTGTGTGTGCGAGATGAGGTTCCTATTCCAACATGATTATTGCCAGAGTCCACGAATAACATGTGGTCGTTTGAGTCGCTTTCCACCCTAAAATCTACATCTTGTGAATCTTGGTTCACAACTACTGAACCACCGCCATTAAGGATTAAATAATCCCTAGAAGTGCCGTTCATTAATACTTTAAAATTTAACCGCCCATTTTCTGATCCGTTAGAGGCATCACCAATAAAACCGGCAATAACTCCATAATCTTCGCCATTACCAGCGTCATCTCTAGCGTTGAAAATAATGTTACCAATCTGATCATCGTCCGCGCCGGTGACTGCCCTTTCTAGTTTTAAATTAGGGCCAGCATTAGCATCCGTATCTGTACACTTCAAGGTAAGATTTACACCGTTATCAGCGCGAGTCATTGTGACTTCACCAGCCGAATCGATCTTCATTCTTTCTGTAGATCCAGTTCCGCCATCAGCCGTCGTAGCAAATATTAAGCGTCCGGGCATGTCATTGCTGCCGGGGGTTCCATCTACTTCACAGAATATTCTAGCTCCGTAAGAGGCCATGTCTGTGCCATCAGAACCCATGAAGTTGATTCCACCCATCGTGTCACCATCCTGTAAGATGGTCTGTGTTCCAATAGTTCCACTTCGACTATGGGCTAAAGTCAAGTTAGCTCCATCTGATCCATTTCTGAATGTAGCGGCAGAAATGCAACTAAAGTTTGTGTCATAAACTTGAAGCTCATGCCTTTCACCAGCCATTGCTATTGTTGCGCTATGTCCTATTGCTACAGCGTCGTTACCTGCGTCAAGGAACACCATATTAGCGTTGTTGTCAGACTCAATCCGGAAATCTACGTCATACCCACCTTGGTTAAAAACAGTTTCTGTTGGCAAGATATCCATGCGAGCAATCGCAGTACCAGCAGTCATTACATTAAATGCCATTCTTCCATCTTCTGAACCGTCGCTTGCATCTTTTATTTGATTAACAATTTCTCCATATAAGATTTTTTCATCCGCATCATTTTCACCATAAATTTCTATGCGTCCTATCTGGTCATTATCAGCAGGGCTACTAGAGTTTCTATAAAACTGCATTAATGGAGCAATATTTGCGTCTGCGTCAGTACTAACCAAAGCAAGCTGAGCTGTATTATCTGACGTAGTAATTGTTAAACCGCCATCAGGAATAGCTACATCTTTGTTTTCATCAACAGAAATTATTGGGGTTGTTCCTACAGTAGAACCTAATCCAATAATCAAATCATCAGCAGAATCATCAAGCCCAACATAAAAATCTTGTGCATTTCCATCGAATACGATTGCCGTGTCTTCTGCACCACCGTCCCCTATGGTTAACTTAGGGGTAGTTCCATCAATTAGAAGATTGCCACCAACACTCAAATCGGCAAATGCTTCGGTTACCGCAGCACCACTACCTGCGCCATCGAGATAGACAGCTTTCACAAAACCATTGGCTATGGTTACTTCTGCGCCAGAGCCTTGCTTAATAATGATGTTTTGTGAGCCTGAAGTTGCGTTTTCTATTATGTGAACGCGAGATAGTGTGTTCGGTCCAATCGTAATCGTACAGGCAGAATCGAGAGTCCCAGTGTACTTGATGTACATAGCTCTGCCGGGGTCAGTTGAACCATCAGCTACTGTTGTAGCATGAGTGTCAGCGTTGGTTGTTATGGCTTCCGTCCCATACCCCATTGCCTCACCGATCAGCTCTAAATTCACATTTGTTTCTGTGCCCCAAGTCCCCGAAGACTCGCCAGTGCCGATCTCCTTCAGGCGCAGGTCATTAACGTACGTTGCCATGTTTCATTCTCCTATCTTTGCATTATAGCAAAAAAACTTTAAGCCGCTTCATCACGCCCCGCTTCGATCTCCGTGTAATTTGGCGTCTGGCTGGTATCTATAGCACTATAACTTGCAGTTTGACTGTCGTCTATTGTAGCGTAATTCGGGGTTTGTGCTGTATCTATTTCTCCATAGATCAGGAATGTGCCAATAGAGAAAGTTGAACTAACACCAATCGGCGTTACATTTGCTGCTGAATTAGTGGTTACGCTACCTAGTGATGAAGTAGCGCCCAAACCAGTGAGTTCGACAACAGCGTTGTGAAGAACAGTTACAGAGCCAAGACCAGAAGTAGTTGCCAAGCCAGTGGGCGAGACATTCGCAGCCGCGTTGACAGATGGCGAACCCAATCCAGAAGTAGTCGCTAAGCCAGTCGGCGCAACATTGGCCAAAGCCGTAACAGTTAACGAGCCAATGCCTGATGTAATCGCAAGACCAGTAACCGTGACATTATTGTCGCATTGTAGGGTTACGGTTCCTAACCCAGAAGTGATCGCCTGACCCGTAGGCTCAACAGGTAATTCAGTACCCCAAGCGCCTTCGTTCCATGTGCCTCGGCCCCAACCGTTGATATTAGCCATCAGCTAAGATCCGACTTAGCGATTTCTAGATTTTTCTTGATTTCAGTCAGCTCTTCACGCACAGGGCTAGTGATAAAATCAAGCAAAAGGATTGCATCGATCTTTTCTATCTGTGCCTGTATGTTGTCTTTTATGGTCATAATCTAGTCGTAGCATTATAACCAATAAAAAACAACTAGGAAGCGACTCCCTGAAACTTGCGAGCTATAATCTTTTGCACTTTTGTGGGCGTAAAGTTCTCAAAGCCTGCGTGGGTGTTTGCTACCTGCTTCGCAATACGCCTAGCACCCAGACCGCGCTGCCTGCACTTTTCAATCGTCCTCAAGACGGCCTGCTCTTCAGGAATCTCGACTAGCTTCTTTCGAGTCTTCATTCGATTGCCTTGAGGCAGACGCTCTTCCTTGAAGCAAAATCCAAATGGTGCGGAGCCGCCAATTGAGTATCCGCGTTGCGCCCAAGCAATCTTGCCTTCAGCAAACTTCTTCTTGGTATTTTCAAACTCCATCTCAGCGACAGCCGACAAAACCATCAGCATGATCTGGTTAACCAACGAGTTCATGTCGTACTTAGACTCCAGACCTTTTGCGGCCATCTCTTTGGGGTAGACCACTGGCATGTCATTAAACTGCTCACACAGATAAAGTGTCACTCCGCTTTCTTCGAGATGCGGAATGGTTTGCAGCAGATCGTTACAGCTACGCGAGAGTCTATCGATGCGAGTCGCAACGACAATATCATACTCATCGATCACATCAGTCATCGCCCTGCACTGTTCGCGTTCCATGATCGGAACGGTTCCAGATACACCCGCGTCCACAAACCACTCGCTGATATCCCGGTTGAATTTTTCTCGCACAAATTCAGAGATCAACTCTTGCTGGGTATCGATTGAGATTCCGTTCTCGGCCTGCTCAGTAGTTGATACTCGGCAGTAGCCGTAGATGTTGCGGATCTGTTTTTTAGGATTGCTCATCTCATATCTCCTCTTCAGCTATTGAGTCTTCATCAAAACAAGAGATATCAGGGATAATGTATTCTTGCTCTCTGCCAATAATTACAACAGCAATCTCGCTTTTATCTATGCTGCCTTTCGCAAGAGTCGGTTGCACGTTCCCGTGCCTACGAGCAAACCACATTGCCTTCTCTTTATCAGGAGTCCAAGACATACCGTCTAGCCTGCCGTTGGTTTTGCAAAAGCCTCGATACACAATTATTTTTTCTGGCATATGGAACCAGTGTTCATTTTCCTCATCTGTCTGAGGACATAGTCCACTAGAAAAGAAAGCGTGAAAAAAATCGTAGTCCTCCGGGTCTACTCCGAATTCGGACATCTCCCAAAATGATTTCCAATACTCCTCGTTGGAATCGAATGCTGACCTTGGCGCAGGCGTACTCACTTCGCACCTCCTACGAATCCATACTTGGTTAAGTCTTCATGCAGTCGCTGCCAGTTTATATCAAGCGGTCCGCTTCCGTCCGAGTAATCGCCCATGAGCAGCTGGCCATCCTTGAGCAGCTGCACTGAACGATAGTTCTTAGGCGCACCATCGAGCTTGATGTCGATGTCATGCTTGAGACAAGTGCGGCGCACGCGATTGTAGAAACGCTTCTTGTCGGTGACCATTATGCTGCTTCCAAAGATTCGATGGGAAGAGAAAGCTCTCCAGAAGCCGTCTTAGTGTAGTCGCTAGGATCTACACACTTGAGCTGGGCGTAATCTTCTCCGCCGATTGTTCTAAATCCTAACACTACAAAATAACCTGCTACTTTGCCTTTTACTATTTGGTTCACTTCAAACATCATTTTCTCCGGTTTCGTTAATCAATATGACTATTATGCACATTCCGTGTCGGTGTGCAACTATATGTATACATTTATTTGAATATACAGAAAGTTGCATTTGGACACGGGGTGTGGTAAGCTGTCCTCATATTCAACAACCGGAGATATGAATATGACGGAATTGATCAACGGGAAAGATGCCAGCACGATGGGTTGCTGCGGTATCTACGCACTGGCCGAGTTGAGCGGCAGGTCGTTACAATCTGTGTTCGACTGGTACAAGAAGACTTATAACAGGCCAGCCAACTGGCAAGGCTCAGCCTACGAGCCTCACATCTTTGGCGCGGCTCTCAAGCATTTTGGCCTGAAGAAAAAGAAGATCAACTATGACAGGCGGATGACCGTCCGCAGGTTTGTTGATGAATGCACAGTAAAAGGCAGAAGCTATCTCCTGATGACTGGCTCACACTTCTTGGTAATCAAAGGCGGCAGGGATGAAGCGATCTGTATCGATCAAGTCGAAAGATGTGCCGTGGACGATTACTACGGCAAGAACAAAAAAATTCGACGCGCAGTTCAGATAGGAGGCAGACGATGAAGATTCCTAACAACTTAACGCAAGCTTGGCTTGACAAAAAAGGGTACAAGCTTGTTGAGGTTTATCGCAACGGTTACCGCCTAGCGATTCTCAAATCTGTTGGTAGAAAGTGGGCGCACCTAACAGTGCTTGCTTCTGGCGACAACTTTAAGTTGCCAGTTGAACAGCTGGTGTACAAGCCTGTTATTCGCAAGCGCGGAAGATGGGAGGTGAGGGCGGCATGACAGATTTAAAAATAGAAAAAAATGTTCCTTTGCATAGCCCAAGAACAGGGAAAAGAGGTACTAAATACCCCCATCTTCATGAACTTTTAAAGAAGATGGAAGTCGGAGATAGCATTGTGTTTCCCCTAGATAATCCTAAGCAACGAGTACAAGAGAACAAAGAAGCATGTGCTTTTTATATTATTGCTGGGACTAAATACAACTACAAAATGGCGCAAAGAAAATCTGGCGCGGATTGTAACGTAAGGTTTTGGAGGTTGGCATAATGGGTAAGGTGATTTACGGGGTGTTTGATAACTCGATGTGGGAGCTACATGTGCATGTTCGGATCAACGGTGAGGAAGGTTATGTGAGACACGTTAAGTGTGACGATAACAAGTTTCCTCAACTCATTAGCAGCAAGGTAAATGACCTTGACAAAGAGGGTGAAAACTATCGAATCTATCTAGACGGCGAGCTAGTGCATCAGTCACGAAACTGATGATTGAGTGTTTTTTATTTGGGTTGATAGTCAGCATGGCCGCTTTTCAGTTGGCCGTGCTGTCTAAAATGTGGGACGATCACTGATTGTGTGACTTGAGT